TACTGATGATGCTTTTGACTTTACACGAACACCTCTAAGATTAACTGATGAGGTGAAACAAGCATCGTGACGGAACTTAGAGACGAGCATTTGGAGGTTATAAGTCGAAACAAGGCCGTAGCTTACACAAAAGATAATAGTGATAAGTTATTAAAAGCCCGTGAGATTTATAACCGAACCAAAGGTCTGCAAGATATATCGGAGCATGAACTTAAAAAGTTTAATGAGTTGATGAAGTTCGGCGTATGATGAGTGAAGCAGACATCATTGAATATCATAAACTAACAGAACAGTTAGAGTTATTAAAAAAGAAAGGGACTCCGGTCGATGACCGGGGCCCTAATGATCTTACTAAACGAATAGAAATTCTAGAGTTTAGGAACGAGAAACTACACAACTACAATCAAAAACTAATCGAAGAGGTACGATCGCTTCGATCTAAACTATATATAAAGGAGAATTAATGAGTAAATATTACATATTAGAAAAAAACACATTTGAAAGTTTGACACTTAGGTTGCCCACAGAAGAGATTGATCAATCAGGGTGGTACAATTTGGGTACTGAACCTTTTACATACGACACATATGAAGAGGCTAAAAAAGTTAAAGAGGCTTTGGATATAGTTTTTAAAAAAAGACCTTCTTCAATTACCTTTATTATTGTAGAGGAAACTAATGCTTAAAGGAGACAGTAAAGACTATAACTTACTTGCTAAGTGGGTCGAACAATTAAGTCCACGAGACTTTTATTTAAGTGTAGAAATTGGGGTTCGTGAGGGCTACGGCTCTCACGTCATTATGGAGAATCTTAAAAATAAAAATCATTTTCATATAGGTATAGATCCTTATGGGGACATTCTTTATGATCATGTAGATACTCAAGGAGGAGTGGTGCCTAGGTGGACAGACTTTGAAGGTAATATTTTATATAATCCAGATGGTTCATTTAAGACTCCAACGTATCCTAACTCCATGAAACAAACTTTCTTAACTGCTTTTAACAAACACGAAAATTTTATTTTATATCAGCTGGAAGACGTTGAATATTTTAATGCGTTTGGCCAGGGTGTGCCTATTTATTGCAAAGGTCAAAAAAATATCATGAACACTTATGACTTTGTACACTTCGATGGTCCTCACACTACCGCTGCAGTGCTACATGAAGCTCTATTTTTTGCTAATCGATCTAGACCTGGGACCAGGTTTGTATTTGATGATGTAGATACTTATGACATGCGTGTAATTCAACAAGCGTTAACTCACTATGATTTTTATTTAATAGAACGAGGTGCAAATAAAATGTGTTTGGAAAGATCTAATGGCTTACAAAAATCCTAAAGATCCAGAAGTATTAAAGAAAAGAGCAGAGATGGACTTTGCATACATGAACACGGAACGAGGATTTATAATGTCTTGCATTGCAAGAAAGTTTAAACCTAGTGCAAAAAAATACGGTGGTCACCATGCGCATGAGTCTATGGATAAGAAAGAGTTTTGGAGATTGTACATGAATCATATTATTGATATGAAAGAAAAATTTCCAGACTCGGATGGTAGACTTTGTAGATATTGTGAGCAGCCATTTACTTTTGAAACCCGAATGGGAACTAGAGGTAAAGGACAACCTAGTAATCGTGCAACACAAAATTATAATAACTTTAGTATTGACCGATTTGATCCAAGACTAACTTATCAAAACAATAATATAGTCTTTTGTTGTGTTGGTTGTAATGATAGAAAACATAATAGTAACCCAGATGACTGGGAAAATTATTTAAGAATTGGAAAGGAATTAATAAATGATAAAGATCAATAAAAGATTTTACTACCCTACTTCGACTCGAAAAATTATTGACGGTAAAAGACATTACCTGGTAGGAGAAGAAAAATTACCTAGTGTAACTTCTATACTAAAAGCCTGCGAGAGTGATGAGAAGAAAGCTTCACTCGACTCCTGGCGAAATAGAGTAGGCGAAGCCGAGGCTAAAAAAATTACTGAGACTGCTGCAGCGAGAGGGACCCTTATGCACTCGGTTCTTGAAGGGTATATGCTAGATAAACCTATTGTGGATCTAACGCCTGAAGGTAGACATGCTACGAAGATGGCACAGATAATCGCGGACCAGGGATTAAAAGGTAGGTTGGATGAGTTATGGGCCACAGAGTGTGTATTATTTTATCCGGAAATGTACGCAGGTGCAACGGATGGTGTAGGAATCTACGAGGGCAAGGAAGCAATTATAGATTTTAAACAAACAAATAAACCGAAACGAAAAGAATGGATCGAGGATTATTATCTACAACTTGCAGGATATGCAATTGCTCACAATCAGATATACGGAACTAATATCCAGTTTGGAATCATTCTAATGTGTAGTAAAGACTTATTATTTCAGGAATTTCCTGTAGAAGGTGAAGAATTTAGGCATTATGCCAACGAATGGTGGAAGAAAGTAGCCTTATATTATAAAAAGAAAAAAGAATTTCAAGAAGTGGTTGACAGAGCCGGTATGTAATGTATTGTAGGATATTATATGAAAGGAATAAATATGAAAAAAAAGTTTAAGTTTCACTATAACACAATAGGTGATTGTTTTTACGACATATATTGTCAACCTAATTGCACTAAAAAAGAAGACTTGTTAAAAGACATAGCAGGTATTCTAAATGGTGAACTGACTGCAGAGGATTTTAAAAAAGATATTTTGCAGTGGGTAGGCGAACGAAGTGATGAATGTTATCTAGATGATGACTGTCAAATAAGGAGGTATGATGAAAAACATGCGTAATTTATTAGATACATTTACTGAGTCTGAATGGAAGAAAGCTAAAAAGGAGATGACCAAAAGAATTCCTAGTTTGAAAATAGATAAAATGTCTATGGATCATTTTCAAACCTTAGCTAGATTCTTAGCTAGTCCAGACTTTTCAGACATAGATGAATACAGAAGGAGGCTGCACTAATGAAAAAAGAAAAATGGGATGGCCAATCAAGGCCATCCAACGATTTGTACCGAAAAAATTTTGATGAAATATTTGGTAACAAAGACTTGAAAGGCACTACAATTTGTAAAGCAAAGAAATGTAGCAACTACTTATACAAAAATGAAAGCCCAAGTTTAAAAGGTTATTGTATGGATTGTGGCTAAAAAGCCACAATCTGTTGCATATTTACCACAATATGTTCACAATAAGGCAAGTTTCTCCCTATAGACTTTTTTTGCCAGAAAAGTTTTTTTGTTTTTCAATTTCCAAAACGGTGTTACAATGGTTACAATGGCTTTCAAAGTGCTATTATTCGCATATACCAACACTTCTAGACGATATTTTTGTAACAAAACGCTGTTACAATGGTGTTACAGCTGTTACAATTTACAATAAGTGGCTTATATCAACACTTCTAGCAAACCCGTACGCGCGCATAAGAAAAAGTTTTTGAAAAAAAATGTGCCTAGAGAAAAAACCTATAGGTGCTATATAGGGTTATGATAAAGAAAAAATCCAAATATAAATCAGTCCTTATAAATAAAAAAAGATATTACTTTTACAAAATTACCTGGTTGGATATTTTGGGTGATGCGGGCCATGCTGATATTAATGAGTTTAACGAGATGAAACCTGCAGAGATGATAACTCATGCGTATATATTTTCAAAAGATAAAAAGAATCTTAAAACGTTTGCGTCTTATGATAGTTCTTTTGAGTCTTTTTCGGATCGTAATGTATTTCCAACTGGATGTATTAAGAAGTTAGAAAAGATTAATCTGTAGTTTCTTCAATCACTTCTGCGTCAGCGTCAATGATTGGTTTAAAGTTCTTCAATGCTTTCTCCAACTCTTTGTCTAACTCTGATTCGTCAACGTTATCTAAGTTTTTATGTAAATGTAGATTAGTATTATTTTGAAACCCTGCAGCCTTACCTCTAGCTACTTCCATATTACCTGCAGCACTCCAGGCTTTATTTTCCCTAGCCTCATCTCTAATTTTACCTAGTTCTGCCAGGTGCTTTTCATAAGTGATGTCATATTTTTTTAACTTCTCTGCTCTGAGTCTTCCAATGTATTGAGCCACTAAAGGATACATTGATGGGTTCTGAAGTCTACTTGCACAGACGTAAGCACCGTCTGGTTTATAGCCCGCAGCAATAGCACATTCAGAATCAGTCTTTCGACCTTCTTCTGTTACAATTAGATTTGCAAATTTAATTTGTTTCTCTGTAAGTCTTTTAGGAACTCCCATACTTGCAATATAAATTATTTTTGGTATACATTCAAGTGATGGTATCAGGAAAGCTATTAAGACAGGCCCTAGACAAGTTTATGAAATCGCCAGTAGCACAAGAGGCAAGAGTACAGGTGTGTTTACCCGACGGGAAATATTACGACATCAAGGACATTAAATTAATGGAAAACAAAATACTTGGAGTCCGAGAAACACATAGATTGGTGATGACTTTGTATTCATCTAAATGGAATATGGGTGAAGTAATTAAGAAAATTTAGTTAACTTCAATGCTCCGGACTTAACTTGAAAAATGATTAAGGGAGAGACTAAATTTTGGCATGAAATTAAAGCGTTCAACATTAAAAATAATTGCGAATTATCATTTACACGCGTGGAAAATAGTGCTGCACATGGGACTCCTGATCTATTGGTTTATAATACTTCTGGTCACTTTTTCACTATAGAATTAAAGTTAAATTTGGTTAAAAAAATTCGCTTCTCTCCGCATCAAATTGGCTTCCATATCAAACATCCGCACAACAGTTTTATCATGGCCAAGGGCCTCTGTCAGAGAGACATAAAACTTTATG